TAGGTGGCTTAGGTGCTATGCAATACCAACAGCAAGGTGCTGCAGGTAAATACAATCAAGCCATTCAAAATAGAAATGCAGAAATAGCTACACAAGAAGCAGCACAGATTGAAAAACAATTAGAATTTGATATATCAAGATTTAATGAAAAGTTTGATCAATTACAGGGACAAACTACAACAAGAATTGCAAAGACTGGTGCTGATTTTTCTGGAACAGGATTAAGAATATTAAGAGCTAATGCACAACAGGCAGAAGTTGAAAGAAATATTATGGAATATAATGCTAAGATTGGTCAAGCAAGAAAATTTGAAGAAGCTAATTTTTTTAGAATACAGGGACAAGTTGCTAGACAAACAGCAAGAACAGCTCAAATGAGTACAATCATGAGTACAGGAACAAGTTTACTTGGAATGTCAGGATATGGTGGTGGAACAAAATCAACTAATCTTACATCAACAGAAGGATCATTCTAGTGCCAAAAATACCTACATTTGAATCACAAACAAGACCAACAGCAGAAGTTGGTGGAATTAAAACTTCTTTTCAAGTTCCTGTTACTAACGATATATTTACTAAAGCACAATCTGCAGTAGCTAATTATTATATTAAAGAAAAAGAAGAAGAAGCTAAAATTAAATCGTTAGATTATGAAAATAAATTACTTCCAAAATTATATGATGTTTATGATAAACATTCTAAAAATCCATTTCCTAGTGAAGCGTCATCTTCTTTTTTAAAAGAAGGAAAAGAAATAATGCAATCTATTGTTGATAATGAATTAGCTGGAGAAAATAATTTTGTTAAAAAAAGATTTTTAGCTAAAGGTAATGCTTCTCTTTCAACTATTAATTTAGCAACATTACAAAAATCAAGATTACTAATGGAAGACGAAAAGAAAAAAGTTTTAAATGATGCAAAATCTGGTATTTTTACAGAACTTGCTATGGGTGCTATAGATATTCCATTTGCTCAACAAAAAGTTGCAGATTTAGTTAATAGTAACATTTCTGATCCAGATCCAACTGTAAGTGTAAATAAAAAGAAATTTGAATTAGATTCAATGTATAAAGCTATAGATACATTAGCTATGCAAAAAGACTCACATAGCGATAGTACTTTTTTAGATAGATTAAAGAAAGATCCAAATTTATATTCAAGAGTTGATTTGGATGACAGAATAAAATTTATTTCTTATGCTCAAGCAAGACAAGAAAAAGCAGAAGGAGAATTTGCACAGGCAAGTGGAAAATCAATAATAGCTGAATCAAAGTTTGATGAAGGAGCAGACACAGCTGCTGTATTAGCACCAGTTATTAATTCAAGATTTACCAATCCTCAAGTAAGAGAAAAAGTTACAGATGCTGTAAACAAAGAGTTAATAAATAGATCACAAACTTTTAGAGAAAAAGGTGCTGCTGAATATTATTTAAATTCATTTCCATCACTTAAACAAGAATATGCATCAGCAATACAAGATCCTAATAAATTTCTTATATATAAACAGTCTATGGATAAAATATATTCTGATAAAGAAGTACCAGAACAATATAGAACCTATGTTCCAAATAATAAAGTAGTTGAAATTGTTGATACAATAAAAGGAAGTAAAAACGCAGATCAAACTCTTAAAATAGTTCAAAATTTAAATCAAACTTATGGAATGGAAATAATGCCTAGCTTATTTAAACAACTTAATAAAGCTGGCTTAGAAACAAACTTTCAGGTTGCTATGACTACAAATAGTTTATCTCTACAAAAAGATATATTTGCTTCAGCATCAAACAAAGATCTAGAAGAACAAGCTAAAAAAAAATTATCAACCAATGCTCTTAAAGCAATGGAGAATAATATTTTTGAAAAAACAAAAGAATATAGAGAAGTTATATTAAACCAAAAAAGTGGTGCAGAAGGAAAAACAGAATATTTGCTTTCATTTGAAAAAACACTTTATAACGCAGCTTTAAATAGAGTTGTTAATAGTAACTTTCAAATTTCTCCTGAAAAAGCTGTTAAAAGTGTTACAGATGAATGGAAGGCTGATTATGATACAACTCAAAGAACTTACTTTATTCCTAAAGATGTTAACGGAGTTCCTGTTAGCATACCAGGTGTAAAAGACAAAGCTGACGCAGTTTTACTTGCTGTTGAAAAAACAGATTATTTAGAAAAAATGCATGGCAAAGATGGTTTTGCTCATTATGCTGATGAAAAATTTAAAAATAATCTTCCTGAAAATTTAAAGCTGTCAACACCAGAACAATTCAATGCTTATGTAAAAGAAAAAATGATTTCCTATATGAAGAAACAATCTAAATGGTTATTAAATAATGATTCAACTGGTATTGTTTTACATGTTGAATTAAACAACGGAACAATTCCTATAATAAATAAAAATGGAGAAAAAATAGAATTTCTTTTTGCAGATATGCCTAATAAAAAAAATAAAATCAAAAGTACAGATATGGTTCTACCAGTAACTGGAAATCCATTGCCACCATTAATTCAAGACTCAGGATTACTTCAAGAAACAACTTATAGTAATCAATAACAATGCTAAGCATTAGTTTACAACAATTTGAACCAACTAAAGACGAAATAGGTTCTGCGTTAGCAAATCTTAAAACAGGATATTTTGAAGCTCAAGGTGCAAACATAGCAACTTCTTGGGATTTTAATCCAACATCATCTCTATTCAGATTAGCAGATAAAGAGTCTGCTTATATGGAGAGTAATGTTTATTTAAACAAAGACGAATTAAATAAACAATATGCTGGTATGGGATTATATTTTGAACAAGATACAAGAGAAGGCGTTGTTGATTATTTAGTTAAAAGAAAAGAAATTGAACAACAAAGATCATCTGTTATGGCTCGTGGACCAGAACATGGTTATGGAACTTTTTTCCTTGCTAGTATGGCTACTAATTTTTTAGATCCAATAAATATAGGATCTGCATTTGTTCCTGTTGTTGGACAAGCAAGATTTGCAAATATGGTTGCAAGATCAGGAAAAAATGTAGCTAGATTACAAAGAGGATTTGTTGAGGGTTTAGTTGGTAACGCTATGGTTGAGCCAATTGTTTATGGTGTAGCAAAATCAGAACAAGCTGATTATGATAAGTATGATGCTTTTTTAAATGTCGCAGCTGGCGGAGTTCTTGGTTCTACTCTTCATGTCGGATTTGGAAAAATAGGTGATATTGTTGCAGAGAAAACTGGAAAGCCAAATATATATCAAAGATTAGCTGCTGTCTCTCCTGAGAATCAACAGGATTTATTAAGATATTCAATCGGCAAAGCAGTAAAAGGTGAAGCTATTGATACTGCAGACGTTGTTACTAATAAGACTGTTGTTGGTGATGAACAATTAAATAGAATATCAAATCAAATAAATGAATTTAAAACATTATACCAACAAGCAGTTGATAAACAGGATTATAACTCTGCAAAAGTTTATTTACAAAATATAAGAAATTTACAAAAAACAGAAAGAGATATATTTGAAGTTAAGAAACAAAAAAATGATTTAGCTATTGAACAAGGAAAAATAGATTCTGCTGCTACTCAAGCAAATCCATTATCTCCTGAATCAAATATAGTATTAAGAGAAAAACAAACCTCAGAACTTGTTACTGAAGCAGAAAATTTAGTTCAAAGAACTAAACTTCAACAAAAACAATTAAATCTTAAAGATGAGCTTTTATTAGAAAAGTTTGCAGAAGATAACAAAACAATTAAAGAAATTGATGACACATTAAACAATAGTGTAACTATAAAAGATTCACTTAATGCAGGAATTAATTGCGTGATAAGGAGCATCAGTGGCTAAAAAACCAACAATAAAAACTTTTGATAAATGTTTTCAAGAAATGAAAAGGCTATCAGGCAATTCTTTGTCTGATGAAAAAATTAATGAATTTTTAGATGAAATTAAAATTAAAATTAATGAAGATAAGTTTAGAAATGGTGAAGAACAAACTAGAAAAATATTAGAAAAAGAAGTTTACGATAATTTTGAATACCAACAAGCATTAAATAAAAAAAATTTAGCAGAACAAAACATTCGTGTATTAGATAGGTATCAAAAAATAATGGATGCTATTGAGCTTTCTGGTGGAAAAATTGATCCAGTAAAAGGTGTTGAGGCTATGTTAGTTGGAATACAAGAGTTTTCAAATATAACAAGAGATTCAATAGGCTCAAGACAAAAAGCAATAGCAGAGGTTGAAAAAACTAAATTATTTAATGCAATTGATAAAATATCAAAAAATAGTTGGCAAGATTTTAGTTCAGGAAAAATTGATTTAGAAATTAAAAAAGAAATGCTTGGTATTAATACAGGAATAAAAGAAGCTAAAGAAATTGCTAATGTTTTAAAAACTTCACAAGAAAATCTAAGATTAACATTAAATGATCTTGGAGCTAATATTCAAAAGTTAGATGATTGGATAACAAGAACAGTACATAATACAGAGAAAATGGCTAATGCAAGTAAAGGATCTAGACTTATTGAAGAAAATAGAAATGCTTGGGTAGATTATATTAGAGAAAGACTTGATATAAAAAGAACATTCCCTGGAATAACAGATGCATTAAAAATTAATGAAATATTAAAAGATATATATAATTCACTTTTATCAGGAGATCATTTGAAACATGGTGGAGCAATTAGTATTTATGGAACTAAAAATGTAGCTAATCGTTTAAATGCATCAAGAGTTTTACATTTTAAAGATGCAACTGCTAGACATGAATATGATATAGCATTTGGTGAACCTTCTTTAAGAGATAGCGTTTTATCTGTTATAGAAAATTCTGCTAGACATATTCCTTTAATTGAATTTTTAGGAACTAACCCTGAAAATGGATTAGAAAAACTATTATCTTTATTAAGAAAAAAATACAAAGATACAAATCCACAATACATAAGAGATTTAAATATTTCAAATTTTAGAAATCAATTTGCTGAATTAGATGGAAGCGTAAATATAGTTGGTAATGCAACTCTTGCTAAAGTTGGAATGGTTGTAAGAGGATTTCAAAGAATTGGTAAACTTGGATTTACTCCAATATCATCACTTTCAGACATAGCTTTTTATATGAGTGCTACTAATTTTCAAGGAAGAGGATTGTTAACTGGAGTGTATGAGGTTTTAAATGGTTTATTTAAATCACAAGATAAAGAGGCTATGGAAGTTCTTCAAATAATGAGCAACAGCGTTATGAACTCTAATCTAAATGCATATTCTCAAACTGATTCATTTGGAAAATTTGGTAAAATGGAAAATTCTTTTTTTAAATGGATTGGATTAAACAAATGGGTTTCTAATTTAAAATCTTCAATGGCTGTTGGATTGGCTCGTCATTATGGAATGTTAGCAGATACAGCATTTGGATCTTTAGAAGTTAGAGAAAGAAATCTTTTAAAACTTTATGGTATTGATGAAGGTAAATGGAATTTATTAAGATCTATAAAAACTTTAGATGTTGGAGAAAAAAGATATTTAACAGCAGAAGGTGTAAAAGAACTTTCTGATGATGTTATTAAAAAATATGTAGGCAAAAATATTAGCGATAGAGAAATAAGAAATTTTAAAAGAGATTTAGAAATTACATGGAGAAATGTTTTAGTAGATCAATCAATAAAAGCATCACCAGAACCTGATGCTGCGGTTAGAGCATTTATGAATCAAGGTTTAGAAAAAGGAACTGCAGGTGGAGAAGGTATAAGATTTATGGGACAGTTTAAATCATTTGGAATAACTATTTGGAAAAATATTATTCAAAGAGAAATGAAAGGCTATGGTCCAGATGATAGTAAGTATGCTCACATAACAGGATTAACATCTTTAATAGTTACAGGTACAATAATGGGTTATATAGCAATGTCATTAAAAGATATGTTAAGAGGAAGATCACCTAGAGATCCTACTAAAGAATCAACTATTTTAGAAGCGTTAGCACAAAGTGGTAGTCTTAGTATTTATGGAGACTTTATACTTGGTCAACTTCAGAATCAATATGGAAGCACTTTCTTTGAAGCACTTGCTGGACCAGCTGCTAGCGATGTATCTAAAATACTTGGATTAATTTTTAATCCAAAAGAACCAGAAAAAATGGGTAAAAAATTACTTGAATTAGTAGAAGGTAATGCTCCAATAATAAACATGTGGTACACTAGAGCTGCTTACGACTATCTTATTGGTTATAACATTAAAGAATTTTTAGATCCTGGTTTCTTTGAAAGAATGCGTACAAAGCATGAAGAGAATCGTGGTCAAAGTTATTTTTTAAAACCTCTATAGACACAAACAATAAAATATAATAAAGGAACTTTATGACAATATCTTCAACTACAGTTAGAAACAGTTATAGTGGTGATAACTCTACAACTACTTTCTCATACACATTCAAGATATTTGCAGATTCAGATATTCAAGTAATTATACGTTCAGCTAATGGAACTGAAACAACTAAAACTATTACAACTCACTATACTGTAACAGGTGCTGGTAACTCAGGTGGTGGATCAGTTATATTTACATCAGGTAATATTCCAACATCTACTCAGACAGTTGTATTAAGACGTAACATTCCACAAACACAAGCAATAGATTATATCGCTAACGATCCATTCCCTGCTGAATCTCATGAAGAAGGTTTAGACAGAGCAACAATGGCAATTCAACAATTACAAGAAGAAGTAACAAGATCTTTAAAACTATCTAAAACAAATACAATGACATCTACAGAGTTTACTGTGGGTGCTACTGCTCGTGCTAATAAGATTTTAGCATTTGATACTAATGGTGAGTTATCAGTTACACAAGAACTTGGAACTAATAGAGGTAACTGGAGTTCTGGTGTTACTTTTAATGCTAGGGATATTGTAAAAGATTCATCTAACAATAACGTATATCTTTGTAACACAACTCACACATCTACAGGTTCTACTCCTATCAGTTCTAATGCTGATGTAGCTAAATGGGATTTAATTGTTGATGCACAATCTGCTACAAACAGTGCAAATGCAGCTTCTAACCATGCGTCTAACTCATCTAATTTTGCTAACAACTCATCTAACTCAGCTAACGCATCTGCTAATCACGCATCTAACTCAAGTAATTTTGCAAACAATGCTTCTAACTCTGCATCTAATGCAGCCAATTCTTTAGCTAGTGTAAGTGCTAATGCTAATGCTGCCGCAAATTCTGCTAGCAATGCTTCTAACTTCGCAAATAATTCTAGTAACAGTGCAAACTCAGCATCAAATCATTCTGCAAATAGTTCTAACTTTGCTAATAATAGTTCTAATCATGCTAGCAATAGTTCTAATTTTGCTAATAATTCATCTAATAGTGCAAACTCTGCTTCAGCTAGTGCATCAACTGCAACTACTCAAGCTGGCTTTGCTTCATCAAATGCAGCAACTGCTACAACACAAGCAGGTTTTGCAACATCTAATGCAACAGCGGCTTTAGGATATTCTAGTAACTCATCTAATTTTGCTAATAATTCTAGTAACTTTGCTAACACTGCTAGTAATGCAGCTAATGCGGCTAACGCTGCAAGAGATGCAGCTTTAACAGCGGCTGATAATTTTGATGATGTTTATTTAGGTTCTAAAACAACAGATCCTACATTAGATAATGATGGTGATGCTTTAACTGCAGGAGATTTATATTACAATTCAGTAGGTACTGTTTTAAAATATTACACAGGTTCTGCTTGGGTAGCAATTACTTCAGGTGGTATTACAGATTTAGTACAAGATACATCTCCACAACTTGGTGGTATGTTAGATGTCAATGGACAATCTATTGGTGATGGTACATTAGAATTAGTTAAATTTGCAGAAACAGCTAGTGCTGTTAATGAAATTACAGTAACAAATTCTGCTACTGGTAATGCACCAGAAATAGCGTCATCTGGAGATGATACAAATATTGATCTTAAACTTACTCCAAAAGGTACTGGTAAATTAAATTTAGATGGAATTAAATTCCCTAATGCTGATGGTTCTGCTGGACAAGCATTAACAACTAATGGTTCTGGTATATTATCTTTTAGTACAATTTCTGCAGATGGAACTGCTGATTGGGACACAACTGTTAAAACATCAGGATTTACAGCAACAGCAAATAAAGGATATTTTTGCAACACAACATCTTCTGCATTTACAGTAACTTTACCTTCATCTCCAAGTGCTGGTGATGAAATTGTTATTGTAGATTATGCAGGAACTTTTGCTACTAATAATCTTAACATAACATCAACACCAAAAATAAATGGTTCTGATAATGATGTTAAACTTACAACAAATAGAGAAGCAACAAGATTAGTTTATATAGATTCAACACAAGGTTGGTTGGCTTATTCAGGAGTAAATGAAGGAACATCACCTTCTTTAACAGATAATCCACCAACTTATTCAGTAGATTTTTTAGTTATAGCAGGAGGTGGAGGAGGAGGAGGCTCAACAGGAACTCACAATGCTGGTGGAGGTGGAGCAGGTGGTTATAGAAATTCATTTAGTACAGAAACTTCAGGTGGTGGAGGAAGTTCAGAAGCAAGCTTAACATTTAATGTCGGAACAGTTTATACAGTAACAGTTGGTGCTGGTGGTGCTGGTGGAATTTCAGATACAACAAAAGCAAATAATGGAGTTGATAGTTCAATATCAGGAACAGGTATTACAACAATTACATCTACTGGAGGTGGAGCAGGTGGAACAGGAAGTAATGCTGGTGGAAATAGAAATGGAAATTCAGGTGGTTCTGGTGGGGGTGGAGGAGGAACAGATCAAACTGGTGGTAGTACAGGAGGTAGTGGAACTGCTAATCAAGGTTATGGTGGAGGTAATGGTGTTCAGCCAGGAAATATTGGAGGAACAGGTGGAGGTGCTAGTGCAGCTGGAATTAGTTCATCAAATTACGATTCAAATGTTAATGGTGGAGCTGGTCTTGCAAGTTCTATAACTGGTTCTTCAGTTACAAGAGCAAATGGTGGAGGAACATTATCAACTACAACAAATAGTTCAAATGCTACTGCAAATACTGGAAATGGTGGAGATGGTGAAACTGGTGCAGGAGTTAATGGTTATAATGGTGGTTCAGGAGTTGTAATACTTCGTATGCCAACTGCTAATTATTCAAACACAACGACTGGTTCACCAACAGTAAGTACATCAGGTTCAGACACAATATTAGTATTTAATTCATCAGGAAGTTACACAGGATAATATATGGCACACTTTGCAAAATTAGGAACAGGAAATATAGTTGAACAAGTAATCGTAGTATCTAATGATATTGCAATTACTGAACAAGCTGGGGTAGATTTTATTAATAAACTTTACAACACTAGAGATGTTTGGAAACAAACTTCATATAATAACAATTTTAGAAAAAACTTTGCTGGAATAGGATTTCAATACGATCAAACAAGAGATGCTTTTATACCCCCTAAACCTTTTAATTCTTGGATATTAAACGAAGATACTTGTTTATGGAATGCACCAGTTGCTATGCCAACAACAGTATTAGAAGATAATCAATATTACTCTTGGAATGAATCTATTATAAATTGGGAAATTAAAACAAGATAATATAAAATAAAACGAAAGGAAGGAAAATGTCAGAAGTAATAAAACTTCACGAACCTAAATTTGAAAATTCATCTTGGAATTTTGAATTAGATCAAGTTAATCTTTACGCATTTTGGAATAACGCATTTTCAAAAGAAGAATGCCAAACTATAATTAACATAGCAAAAAATAAAGGTTTAATTAAAGGAAAGACTAAAGAAGAATCTGATGTAAGAGATTCTAAAATATCTTGGTTATATCCTATTGATGGTATGGATTGGGTATTTCGTAGAGTAACAGACATTACATTAAATCTTAATGAAAGATTTTTTAAGTTTGATTTATTTGGATTAAACGAAGGATTCCAATTTACTAATTATGAAGCACCATCTGGTAAATATGGTAAGCACGTTGATAGAGGAATGAATATGTCAGTAAGAAAATTATCTATATCTATTCAACTTACAAATCCTGAAGAATATGAAGGTGGAGAACTTTATCTTTATGATGATGATAAAGGAACTCTTATGGATAAAACACAAGGAACATTAATTATATTTCCTTCTTATGTATTACACGAAGTTATGCCAGTAACTAAGGGGACAAGAAATTCTTTAGTAACTTGGATTACAGGTAAGCAATTCAAATAACAAATGAACATCCTAATAGCTATCCCATGCTATGGTGGCAACGTCAGTAACATGACATTCCATTCATTATTTAATTGCATCAAACCTTTAAACGATCTTGGACACAATCTTAGAATAGAAACCTTACCCACTGAATCTTTAATCAATCGTGCTAGAAATAAATTTGTAACTAAGTTCTTAGATAATAAAGAATTTAACGGAACACACTTATTATTCATTGATGCTGACATTGGTTTTACATTACAAAATCTTTTAAGAGTTATAGAGTTTAATAGAGAAGTTGTAACCTGCACTTATCCTGTCAAAGGTTTCTATTGGCAGCAATTACTAGATCGTATTAAAGAAAATAATAATATAGATGAACAGACAATGCGTGATTATCTTTTGCAGTTTAATGTTAATCTATATCCTAACACAGAATTTAAACAGGGATTTGCAAGAGTAAAAGAATCAGCTACTGGTTTTATGATGATTAAACGTGAGGTGTTTACTACTATCATAAATAAAAATCCTCAGCTTAAATACAAACCAGATCTAAGAACAGGAATAGAAGGATCAGATAATGCCTATGATTTCTTTCCAGTTGGAATTTATAAAGAGAAAGATGGAGTAAACAGATTTCTATCAGAAGACTATTACTTTTGTAGATTAGCTGAAGAGTGTGGCTTTGAGATCTGGACTGATTTATCTACACCAATTACACACTTGGGTTCTACCGAATATCATGGTATGTTTATGACACAACTAAACAGGAAATAATATGATTACACTTATTATTGGTTTACTAGCTGGAGGTTTCATTGGTTATGCTTATAAAGATGAAATCAATAAAGCTATTGAATCTATCAAAGCCATATTGAAAATATAATAATTTAACCTATATAAACTTCATTAACCAATGGAGAATATAATGTTAAACTATACTGATATTAAAAACTACTGGACTAAGTTCTATGCAGATGCTTTTGAAGATGCAAAATCATTCTGGAAGAATTACGCAGATACAGTAGAAAAATTATATAAAAAATAAATAAATAATAGTTATAAAACAATAAGTTATAAAAAATAATTTTATTTACTTATTATTCAATTAACTTTATCTCGCTTTTGCCAAACCAACTATAGGAGTTAGCATGGCAAAGAAAAAGAAATCAGCTGAAGATATTATCTATGAGATTAAAGATCTCCTTGATGATCTTGAGCTAAAGATAAATCCAGAAGATTCTTATGATGATGAATCAGAAGATGAGGATCTTGATATAGACGAAGAAGACGACGAAGAATAGTCTATATAATAGGGGTGGTGAATAGCCACCCTTATTTCCAACACAATCTATAATTGACTTTTTATCCACAAACACTATACCTTGTGTATGAAGAGAAAGAAGACAGCTACATCTGGTACGTCTATTCGTTTATCTGCACATGAAAAGATTTGTGCTGAACGAATGCAAACACTTATTAAAACAATAGATGAGTTACGCAGTGATGTTAAACAATTACATTCAGACATGAGTAAAGGCAAAGGCGTTATTGCTTTTCTAATTATTGTAGGTGGATTAGTTGGTTCTGTTCTTGCTATTCTAAAGTTCGTTAAATAAACAACACAGGGTTTTACATTGTTAAAGGCAGACAAAGGATTAGTATCTGAAGCATTAGCACAAGCACACTTTGCTAAAGATCCAAACTTAATTGTATTCACAGCATTAGGTGGTGTTGGTCCAATAGATATTATAACTTATAACACTAAGACAAAAGAGTATCACAACTATGACGTTAAGACTGTATCATACAGAAAGTCAGCTACTAAATACGCACACAAAAAGAATGATCGTATAAATAGATCACCATCTAAAATACAAAAAGGTTTAAATGTTAGGATTGTTTATGTATATGAAGATGGTAAGATATTAATCAAATGAATTACGAAGACGTTAAAAGCAGAATTAAAAAGCACGAAGGTTTTATAGCTAAGGTTTACCTTGACTCACTTGGTAAAGCTACCATTGGCTATGGTCATTTACTTACAGAAGACGATGACTTTGTTGAAGGTGTTATCTATGACAAAGATATACTTGAAGCATTGTTTGATAAAGACTTTGATAAAGCTAAGCAAGGTATGGAAGAGTTAGTTGGCACACATGATTTACCTATGCTTGTTAAAGGTGTTATCATTGAAATGGTATTTCAATTAGGAAAGACTGGTGTTTCTAAGTTCAAGAATATGTTTGCAGCATTAAACGAATATGATTATACACGAGCTGCTGCAGAGATGATGAACTCAGCATGGTATAGACAAACACCAAGCAGATG